ATACAAGTCTGCATAGTTTTGACCAAAGTTTTGACCTACTTGAGACAAATCAAATGCGCCTTGGGCACCCATAGCACCCATATTGCCTATAAAGTTATTACCAACCTTTTCATACATGTTTGGACCAGCCAAGGTCTGACCCATGTAGGCTCCTGTGTTTTGTACATCATCAAGATAACCTTGGCCTGCTGCTAGGCTGTCAGTAATGTAGGGCTTGTACATCTCAAACTGCTCACGGTTTAGCCTGTTAGCTGCGTCTTGAGCTTGTCCTGCCTTATTAGCACCATAGGCACCTGAAACACCACCTATTACTGCGCTACCAATCATTGCTGTTGCTGGGTCCATTCCCATTTCAAGTTACCTCTTTCATGTATATATCAATTATTTTGTTGTCTACACACTCTCGTGTTTCGACATATGTAAACTCAAGCATTAACAAGAATTTTTTATGTTTCTCATCGCCACATTCGTGAATGCAATAGAGTGGTGATTTACGGATAGCTAACAAGAGTTTCAAACTGTCTTGTAAGTCTCTTTTTACTGATTTGTTGTAGCGGTAGACATCACAATGTAAAAACGTGTGTTCTTCGTATTGGTCGTAATATGCCGTGAAGTCATCGCTCTCTATGACTGGTGTTTTCATACAGCAACCCAGGCAGTACCGTTGTATACGACCATGCCTTGTGAGTTGTTACCTAATGCATCCCACGGTAGTACGTTAAAGCGTACTGTTCCTTTTCTGGGATTCGCTGGTTCTTGGTCAGTAGCTTGGATAGATGCCTCAGAGAGACTGTTAATGGCGTTCTCTATGCGCTGTAGCTCATCTGATATGTAGGTGTTTACACTAGCTTCTATGGTAGGAAAGTTCTTTCTGACATACTGTCGTAAGACAAGGTCAGTCTGCTCGTTAATTGGCATACTAGGACCTACCTTCTGCCAGTGGCAGTGAGTTCTACATCAAACCCTAAGAATCTAAAGTCTTTTGTATCAGACAAAGTCATTTTGTAACTGAGGTATCTACCTGCAGCTCTTGTATCTACCTTGTGACTGACTGAAGCATCAAATGTCACTGTAGTCTCATAGACTGTTGCACTTGTTATAAGGTCAGCTGCACCAAAGTTAAAACTAAACTGCTTGTTGCTGTTATTTGTGTGTGCCTGGGGTACTACTTTAGTAATCACTTTGTAGCCACTAAGAGGGACACTATCGTCTAGGTCTATACCGACTCTTTCTATAAAAGGTGCTTTAGTAGCAACAGTGTCTACCGGAAAACTTAGGAGCGTATTGTCTTCACTACCGTCCAATCCATAGAGCTTGTCTGAGGTAATACCATCGTTGGCAGAGTCTTCACCTACGAATACATTGTGTAAGCTAAAGCCTGCTTCTTGAGAATGATAGGTACCACCAATTGTTGCGTAGGTTCCCACTATGTTCTGATAGGTAGACGTAGACGCAAGACTAGCTAGAGTAGCTGAGGAGACGTTTGGTAAGTCTAGGAAGGACCAAGTGTTATTCTTATAGTTGAACACTGCTGCCCGGTTACATCGGTCACCATTGGTAAACTCAGACATGTCATCACCTGAGCTGTAGCAGAAGTATATTTCTTCGAGTAATGGATTGTGGTGTACAAAGCATCTTTCAAGTTTGTTCGTGTTAATACCATTGAATATGTATGACTTGACTCTTTCATCTGCAATGGAGACCTTACTGTTACCATCGTGGGTGTAGATGTCATCTGTACCAAAGCAGAAATGCTTGTTCTGTACTTCTATTGCACAGTTAGCATTGATAAGACCAGTCTCACTAAATAGTTTTCTAAAGTTAAAGATAAAGGTGCCACCCACGAATTCCATGAGCCATACCTGGTCTTTACTGTAGATAATAAAGTTAGAACCTAAAGTTGCACCATCGACAATACCAGTCTTCATTTGTACTAAATCATTGAATCCTGCTGACTTAGTTGTGTCTGCTGCATACCAGCTGTCAGGCACACTGTTAGCCTGAGCTAAGTTAGACCATCTTACCCTTGTAGGATAGCTTGAGCTTCCTTCTATCATGTTTAATGCAAGTAAGAAGTCACCATAGGACCTGAGAGACTCTGTACGCCAAGAAGACACCCAGTTAGGTCCATCTAAAGCTGACTGGTTTGGTATGTCAGCAAAGTCAGTACCACCGTTGATACGGTACACTGGTATTCTGTCGTTTCTATTGAAGTAGGTAATGTTGGCGAGAGTAGAACCAGTGAAAGGTGCCTGGTTAGATGCCATTGCGGATATGGAACCACTGCGGTCTGTAGTAGTACCATTTGCATATTCTTTGATAACGTAGGTGTCAGACACCATTAAGACAGTGCCATGACCAGATGAGGGGATGGTTCCATAGGAGAACCTAGGATTAAATGTTAAGTCTTTGACTGCACGAAAGACTGGGGATCTTACTACAGCACCCTCGTCAAACCTTACATTCTTTGCTCTAGTAAATGCCTGTGGAGGCAGACTAGCAGGAGCAGCATCAGCAAGAACACCTACGTCACCCACACCTCTAATTGGTAACGTCTGTCCCATACTTATGTTCCTTATTGTTTACATTGGTTTCTTACGCGACCCAGTAAGCTTTAGTGGTACCTAGGTCTATCTAGGGTCTACTAGGAGGCATAAGGTTATGCTGTACGTTTCCACATATATACGACCACATATGGCTGCATAATGTTATGGGCAGCTCCACCACCAGTGGACGATGTAGTTCTGGTGTTTGTAGTCCCATCAAGTTCACTAATATCTCTTTCTGAACTACCAAAGATTTCCATGTCTGTCTGCACACTGAAAGCTACTGTGTGGTCGTGAGCAGGCATCTCATTGATGGACAACGTGTGTGTCTTAGCACCACCTGTCTTCTCTGAGGAACCATCAGTAGAAGCAGCTACAAAGTCAGCATCAGCAGAGTCGTTATAATCATGTCCTGCCAGTACTTTGCCTGCACCATAGGGAGCCCAAGTTCCACCAAAGGCAGAAGCTGGGCTTGTGTTAGCCACAGACGCATAGATAGAACCTATAGGATAAGTAGAGTTAAGAGCTTCAGCTTTCACTAAGTTCCAAACTTCAGCTGCAGTAATACCTGTAGCCAACGATGGGGTTACTTCACCCTCGCTATCTGTAGATGTTGTAATCGCAGGTTCACTGATGCCTACCAATGTCTTTATCTTTGCTGCAGTGATGTTTGTATTAAAGGTGGCATTGGTACCATCGGATACTATGGCAGTCTTCTTGTTGAGTTCTGTAGCAGACAAAGTCACAGGTGCAGTTAGGCCTACATCGGAATTACTTGAGCCACCTGGAAAAGTATTCTTGATGGTACTCTTGATAATCTTTAGGTGTTCATCGATTTCAGACAAGGCATCAGTCTCTGGAGGGAAACTTGCGTTGAGACTATTGATGTAAGTTCCGGTTTCTACGGTCATGACTTAGTACCTTGGTTTAATAGGGGTTTCTTGGACTCTTAGGTCCTTGGTTTCGTGGGGGAACTAGAGTGGTCTTGGGTGGGCCCTGCTTAAAAGAGACAGACAACAACAACAACAAGTCGACCCTTTACCCTTGTTTTTGAAATCATTAGTACATTTGACCCATGGGGCTGACATTTGTCACTAGGAGTCCCTGGAATCATAGACATTTGTCCATATGTGGCCTACAGCCTAGACAGACACGTCAATCGATATGTTATCGGCTGACCTTTAGAGACTTTAGTTACTGACTTATAGACATTGGGAAAATTTGTTGGCTTAAGGCTTTTTCTTTGTGTTGAAAATAGGGAATTAACCCAAGTACCACTCAAGCTCCCTCATGTCTTCTCAAGTACCACCAAAGCTCCCTCATGTCTTCTCAATGCCCACCAGAGTCCACCAATGCTCTTCTAAAGTCACCAAAGTCTCACTGTATCTCATGTATCTAAAGTTATCTCAGTAGTCACCTAAGCTCACTGTGAGGGAGACAAGAGTTGTCGGTGACTACTGAGTTAACAAATGATTGACACATGTATACAT